GACTGGAGGCTTCCTGACTATACCTGAGTATGTCAATGAGCTTATTGAGTCCATCATACTTGTATCGGATATGCATGGTCTAGTCAATGTTCGCACAACGACAAAGCCGTTTGTCATGATGCCAAAGCGAACACAGACAACCTCTGCCTCCAGGATAGCAGAGCAAGCAACACGAACTGAGACGCAAAACCCGAAGTTCGGTATGGTCCAGGTGTTCCCCTATGAGAGCTTTGCGCTTTGTCTCATTTCACGTACAGACCTTGACGATACTGAACTTGATCTAGGCTCTTACGTCATGCAAGACTTCGGCACACAGTTTGCCAAGCTTGAAGGTAATGAGCTTATCAATGGGCTCGGATCTGGGTCTGGACAGTGCCAAGGATTTTTGACCGATCCTGGTATCATTGGAGGTTCAAACTTCACAACTTCCTCAGTTGCAGCGAGTTTTGCTCACGCCGACTTTACAACGCTCATGCATAGCCTCAAGTCTGGATACCGTAAAGGTGCATCTTGGCTCTTTACTACAGAGACACTCGGCGCTATTCGAGGTCTCACTGACTCTACAGGGCGTCCGCTGTGGACCCCCTTTGGCACCAATGACCTTCCTGGACAACTTTGGGGATACAACTACTTCGAGATGCCGGATATGCCTCAAATGGCTGCAAACAAATTTGCCGTTGCATTCGGTAACTTCAAAGTGGGGTATCAGTTGGTTGTCAGGAAACAAGTCAGTATTCAAGTGTTGATGGAGCGCTACGCCGATCAAAATGCAGTAGGTTATATGGGGTACTACAGATTTGGCGGCGGCGTAAAACTTGCAGAAGCAATAAAAGCAATGAAGCTACATGCATAGAGCAGGAAAGGAGGAATAACGACATGGCAATACACGATCTTTACAACAGAATTGGCGTTGTACCGGACCTTAATCCTGCTGCACGCACTGCGTCTGTAAACTCAGGAGGCATTGATAGAACAGCATTTGAAGGTGGTATCGATTCCCTTGTGGGCGTCCTGGCAGTTGGTGCTTGGACTGATGGTACCCACACCTTTAAGTTGCAAGACAGCCCTGACAACTCAGTGTGGACCGATGTTGCAGCGCTGTATCTGCAAGGTAGTTTTACAGCTATTACAAGTACAGGCCAGCAGAATGCAGTACAGAAAGTTGGCTACAGTGGTGTACAGCGATATGTGAGAGCAGTAGACACTGTAGCATCAGCAACAACAGGCGCGGTATATGGCTTTTTCTGGATTGTAGGTGGTGCTCACTACTTACCAACAGGTAGCCCTAACTAGCAGCGTAGTTTAGAAGCATTGACGGTGCTGTTCTTCATGGATGGCACCGACCATACATAGATCTTGAGGTCAATTATGAGCATTGATCCAATCTCAGAAGGAGCGATGCCTTCGGTAGATCCATCTACTGCAAGCGCAACGCCTACAGAGCAACCATCAGTGGCACCGGAGGTAACTCAGGATACAGCGCCGCCAGCGCCGACGGTGACGAATGCTCGTGTTCCCAAGCGGCGGGACATTGTTGACTTTGTTCTTCCAAGTGGGCACCATGCAGGCGAAAAGAGACCAGCGGTCATCTTAAAAGTTTGGGGCGACACACCGGATTCCCTTGTCAATTTATTGATCTTCACTGATAGCGTCAATGATTTCATTACTGCGGAGCCAGCAGGTAGTGGAATTTGGTGGCGTACATCAGTGGAGCGCGATGATAGCGGCGAGAAGCCAGGCACATACAACTTTGGGGAGTAGAGGTAGCATTGCATGTCTGTCGGGTACACCGTTCTCACGCCAGTCTCAACAGAGCCCGTCACGCTTTCCGAGGTAAAGCGATGGCTTCGCGTTGACTTCGACGATGACGATGCAACTATCGCAGGAATCATTGTCGATGCACGGCGTTACGCTGAGAATATCCTGCGCAAATCGCTGGCAACACAGACAATTCAGGCAATCATCGAGCCCGAGCCAGTGCCGACAGGGCCGTTGTCGGGTCCCGTTGGTGTCCCTGCGGACTCCTGGCGACTTGCAGAGAGACCTGATGTCCCGCTCTTTGGCAATGCGCTGACTTCATTGAAAATACCGATGGGACCGCTGCAATCCTTGACGACACTGGAGTATCAGCTCACAAAGATGGACGCCCCTGAGTGGACATCGCTTTCCGCTACCGACCCACAGGGCAACGTCAATTACAGGATTGATCAAACAAATGACCCGAACAGGCTCTATCTCTTTGTAATCCTTGCAGCGACACGCTATCGCTTGACCTATGTCACTGGATACACCGTCATGCCACCGGACATCCGACGTACTCTCATGAGTCTCATTGGCTTCTGGTATCAGAACCGCGAAGGACAAGCAGTACCCAATGAGATAGACATGAAGTTTGCAGGTAAACGCGTGATTAGCTTTTAGAGGAGAAAGACAATGGCTAACGAAAAAGATACTACTATACCGAAAGCAGCACAGCAACCCGCTACTGGTGACGAGGTTGTTTACACTGATCACGCTAAGGCAAAGCATGCAGCGATTGTGCAACATCTCTTTTCCAAGAGCGGCAAGATTGTTGCTCATCTCAAATTGAAGCACAACGGCAATCACCTTACAGACATTGCACATGATGCAGATGGCAGGCCACATACCTGGAAAGCAAAGCAGGGACATTAAATGCATTGTCCACATTGTCACCATGAGATCATGGATTACGAAGAAATACAGCGAATCGTCCGACAGGAATTGATGCACCTTGATGCAGATGTGGCAGCTCGACTTACTGCTCAGATCACATCGCAGATTAGTAGGACAATGCGGGCGCAGGGGACATGGAGAACCATTGAAACAAAGCAAGGCCAAAGAAAGGATAGTTGATCAGTGCCAAAGACGTTTCCATCAAAGTCTGAAACATCGATCCCAGCGGGATTCTATGACAAACGCATTGTCATTCAGAAAAACCTTGGGAGCAAAGACGGCGTGGGAACAATCATTGATAACTGGATAGACTACATCAAGACTTGGGCGCATGTCTCATCTATCCCGTCAAGACGTACAGACAAGACAATACAGGCAGAACAAGTGTATCCAACGAAGTTGACGATATTCTATATACGATATAGAGCATCAGTGAATATCGATACGTCAATGAGAGTGAAGTACAGAAACCGTATACACGACATAAGCCTTGTTATGATACCTGAAGAGGCGCAGACAACCATTGAACTCCATAGTCTGGAACATTTAGCAAAGGGATCGCCATGAAAAGAAACTCTTTTGTATCTCAGCGGGTCCAAATTGGATCTGAAGAAACCCCTCTGCCACCTATGGCTACGACTTGGGCGGAATATCATGTGCTTTCTCTTCTTATAAAGAAGGTCTGTGCAGAAGTAAATAGTACCTTAAAGAAGCATAGGGAGGCAGTATGAGCGATGGTTTCAACAATTGGGAATTCCTTGCAAATGCATTGCAAATAGGCAGTGAGAAGGCTGTGGACAACACGGCTGCGGCGGCGGAAGTCAACATCCAACGCCAAATTGAAGCCAACGGGCAAGTCGTAACAGGGGAAATGAGAGATGGCATTTATCACAAGTCTCAAAGGGGCAGCACCTATCAAAGTAGCGAGCACGCCCTTGATGAGATACCCGCCCCTAGCGACTCCCTAGAATCTGATGTAGCAGCAGCAGTATCATATAGTGTTTTTAATGAGCTAGGAACTAGGTTTAGAGCAGGAAAACCTTTTTTTATCCCAGGAATGGAAAACACACGTAAGGATTTAGACGCAAACCTTGAGTACTACGTTGTTCAAGCATTGGAAGACGCTGCAAGATCGTGAATGTTGTCGAGTCCTATGTAGGACTAGAATTTCTCATAGCAACTTTGCAAAACGATGCCCCCTTTATGAGCTTGGCTCCAGGAGGCGCTGTTAGGGGAGCCGCCAAGGTAGGGATAGCAATGCCTTGCGGCTGCGCGCAATTTATGTCTGGAATTGACGTTCTTACAGCAAACGCGATTAGAATGATGGTAAATGCTGTATATCTTGTGAAATCCTTTGGCCCAGCCGCGAATACGCCAGCGGTTGCAGCGGTTGCAGGGGCTATCGATGCACTCCTAAAGAGAACATCAGGATATGCTCCTGGAGGCGCAATCTTGAGTTGTTACCGAGAAAATAACATTTTCTACGATGAAGATATTGGTAGCGTGAAGTATACGCATATAGGCGGATTATACCGCTTACAAACACAGGCAATGCCTTAAATAACAATTAGCGTCCAAGCGTCGTACAAGATAGTTCCTTTGGAACCTGCACAATGCGCACTAATAGTACTACCATGTACTAAGCATATAGGGGGTTCCAAATGCCTTTCACACCACGCAGGAGCGCGATCAACCAAACCCTGCAATTCGGAGTCGAGACCACACCAGGGACAGCGGTGCCTGCCAACAAAAGAATTGATGCACTTGCTCTGGTTATGGGCATTAAAGGCACGTTTAAGTCCACATCAGGCACGGGTCGTAAATACGCTTCGGTTCAGCAGCTCAACACTGAGTGGTCAGAGGCATCATTCACGGGGAGTCTAGACTTCAATGCACTGACCTACATCCTTGCAGGTGCGCTGGGCATTACAACACCCACGACGCATGGGGCCTCTGCCGTTGCCAAGGACTGGGTTTTTGACGCAATCCTCTCAGGGTCACGGCAACCACAGACTCTCTCCATAGAACAAGGTGAAGCGGCGACCCGTGCCCAGAAGTTTGCGTATGGACTCATCAATAGCTTTGGCTACAAAGTCACGCGACAAGATGCGTCAGTAACGGGGAGCATGATTGCACAGCAAGTATCCGATGGCATCACGTTAACGGCGTCTCCCACAGCGGTGCCGTTATTACCCATGACCGGGCAGATGTTCAACCTCTACCTTGATCCCACATCGGCAAATCTTGGTGTCACCCAACTTACAGAGTTTATTTCGTATGATTTTGCCATGGGGAACATCTATGGCCCCTTCTGGCCGATCAATAGATCCAATGCCAGTTATGCAGCCCATGTGGACTTGAACCCCACGGCGACCGTAAAAATAATGACAGAAGCTGATGCCGTTGGTATGTCATTGCTTACAGGGATGAGGGCAGGGACAACGCAATACCTTCGATTGCAAGGCCAAGGCGGTGTGATCGATAACATCCAAACAGTAATACTTGGTACACAAACTTCTGGTACATTTACTTTAACGTATAAAGGCCAAACTACGACTGCCCTTGCATTTGGTGCAACGGGTGCTACTGTGAACACTGCATTTCAGTTGCTCTCAACGGTTGGTACAGGGTGTACGGTTACAGGCAGTGCAGGAGGCCCCTACACGTTCACTTTTAGTGGGGCGCTTGCATTAGATACCACACCTATCACGGCCAACTTTGCTGCATTGACCACGCCTGCCAATGCATCTATCGTACAAGCTCAGGTCTACGACATTTTCACACACGACATGGCAATCAAAGCAGGTCAACCATCTACATGGCAGGACTCCAATGGCATCTACGCCATTGAATGGACCTGTGAAATCTTCGAGGACTCTGTGTGGGGCCATGCTCACACCGCGACCCTCACAAATGCATTAACAGCCCTCTAGTAGAGCATTTCATTGTACAGAAGGACACAACATGCCTTTATCATTCAGCGAAGTACAAAAGAACGAAGCAACGGTAACTATCCCCGTATACGGTGAAACGTTGACTATCGTCTATTACCCAACACAAGTCACCGATGAAGTCTTCATCACATTCGCGGGCTTCGATGGCATCACCACGGTCAAGGGTGCCAAAGATGCCCTTGTCGATCTCAATGGTTTGCTCTGCACTCTCATCAAAAGCTGGGATTTCTATGAGGACAAAGAGCAAACAGTGATGGTGCCATTGACATCGGAGCGCATGGCAGGCCTTGAGTTGCCATTTAAGATGAAATGCCTCTTCGCAATCATGAGGCACGTACGCCCGGAAGCGGATCTGCCCCAGATGACGACCTAATTGACCTGGGGCGGTACTTAGCACTAGACGGCAAAATGGGGAGAATGCCTGACTATTATCCACTCTTTGTGGCTGCAAGAGTATGCAATTGTAGCGTTTTTGAGATGGCACGCCAGGGGGTTTGGTGGCGGGATAAAGCACTCATCGTGCATAACGCTGAAAGCTATGCAAGATCAGAGAAAGAGAGGCATCAATGATAATTACCGTTTTCTCGGATGTTCTCGCTTGTATTGGATCAAACGGTCTACCTGCTCTTTTGTCCAAGGCGGGTGCTGATAAGGAACATAAAGCGGAGTGCTTGGGTCTAGAAACCCTTGCAAAACGCAGTCGATACACCAACCAGGATTGAAGCAATTATAAGGAGAGCCCAGCGTTGGATACACAGTTTTACCGCATTGTTCGCAATGATGAAAGCCTTGAGGCCAATAGCCATACCGAGACAGTACCTTGTCTCTCAAGAACTTCCATAGGGTGTATTGATGCTCCTTGAGAAGCTTAGCCAGCATCGGTGATTGTTGTTTGAGCAGTGCGATTTCATTGGGTTTCATGGATCTAGCATACCATTTCTGAGAAAGGAGGTGATGATACTTGGCTATCGTGGCTTCGCAGCTAGTAGGACAGGTTAGCCTACAAGGTGTACAACAAGCGCAATCGCAGTTAACAAGCATGGGTGCGTCAACAAAGAGTGCCCAGGTCGATCTTGCCCAGCTTCAATCCGTGGCAAACGAAGTAAGCAGCGTTGTCCAGAATCGCTTTGCCGTTGCGCTTAGAGATTCACAAAGCAGTCTTCAAGCACTTGCAAGCAAAGCTGCCGATGCTGGCATAGACACCACGAAGCTCTCGGATCTCCAGGCTAAGGCAGCGGTGGCCGCTGATAACCTTGCAGTGGCACAGGATAGGGCAGCGGCGGCATTGCAAAAAGCAGCGAACATCACGATTGACGCAGCATCTTCCGAAGATCAAATCATTGCAGCGCAAAACCAAGCATCGTTGGCCGCCGATAAAGTCGCTGTTGCAGAAAATGCGGCGGCAAGTGCAATGGGCAAGCTAGGACTTGAGGCAAAAAGTATGTCCACTTCGGTTGCCGCAAGCTCGGAGAAGTCTAGTTTCTTCGGCGGCATGATGGGGACTGTGAAAGAGAAAGTCGGCGGCTTCTTCGGAGGGATACAAGAAGCGGGCGCGGGACTCCTTGAGTTTGGCTCGAAGCTCGGTATGACCGTTATGGGCGTCCAGATGATGGCGACGATGTTCCTTGGTGCCACTGAAGCCGCTGGCAAGATGATCGGCGACTTTCAGCAACAAATGACCAAGCTTGTGACGACCGCGGGCGAATCACAAAACAACATCAAGGGCGTTGGCAACGGCATTATTGCCATGGCGGGGCCAACAGGGACGGCAGTAAAGGCTCTTGGCGATGCGATGTATTGGGTAGAGAGCGGTGGTGCGCATGGAGCGGCGGGACTCGAAGATCTCAAGATAGCCGCAATGGGAGCAAAAGCTGAAAATGCGGATCTTACTGACGTATCTAAAGTTCTGATGTTTACCCTCAATAATTTTGGAAGTACAGGGCTAACCGCAGCTGCTGCGATGAATACGCTCATTGCTGGGGTCGGTCAGGGATCAATGACGCTCCAGGGACTTTCCGGTG